GCGGCAGCACCGACTCAGAAAGCCGAAGATATTTTGGCTATGATTCGCAGCCGTCAACAGAAGTAATAAATATATATACAAGAAGCGGCGCAGTACAAGACTTGTACTGCGCTTTACTACATATAAAATATTATGAAAAAATTGCGCAAACATCTCACCGAACATCTTAAAGAGGCAAATTGGACGTATTGGCAACATTTGTCTCATGCATTGGTACAATGCAACAAGCTGGCTAAAATGACATTCAAGGGACTTGTTCATGGTTTTATTCCATGGGTGTGGCCAAGCTATGCACCAGTTGAAATTTATCGAATGTATAAAGAAATGAGAAAATTAAGGCATATTCGGCGGCGCTACGATGAAGAAGATGCTAACGAAAATAAACAATCCAACAATTAAAATACTTTTGCCAAAAATTGATTAAACAATATCTACGGGCTAATCCTGTTGTACTAGTTAATTATCTTACCCTGGTAATTGTACGTTGATAACTAACTATAATGCTACTCACTGCACACTCAAATATTCGACTCATTGGCTATCCTGACGCCGCGTTGACTCAGGAAATGTATTATTATTTTTCAAAAGAGTCAGGTATGACTGTAGAAATAGTAAGCCCCGAATGGGTGTTGAGTAAGGACCACGAGAGTTTAAAAAACTTTTCGTACATGATATCTTTTACTCTAAACAAACATCTTCGATTAAAAGTAATTAATAGAATTGAAGATTTAAAGTTAGATTGCATAATTTACTGTCACAACAGTTCCATTCTAAATTTTGATGTAACCGATGTCGCTTTAGTAAAAAAAATAATTGGCCATGGAACATTTATTGGTCCTTTAAGTTTTGTTCTAATAAGCTCGACTATAGGAAAACACTGCATAGTTGAAGCAGATGTAAAAATTAGCCATCATGTGTCAATTGGCAACAATGTAATTATACACCCGATGGTAGGGATTGCTGGAAGATCAACAATTGGAAATAACTGCGAAATTAACATAAAATCAGCAATTTTCCCCAAAATAACAATATGTAATAATGTGTTAGTAGGGGCCCTAACCGACATTACTAAGGATATAACAGAATCAGGAAAATATGTAGGGTTTTCTACTGGTCGCAGATCTGCCAGGCGTGTTGGTAATTTTCCGTCTGACACTAATTAAATATGTATCAAACTTGGCCAAATCATTCCATTGTTGAAAACTTCTCAAGACCCGACCTACGTATGTTATGCGAGCAAGGTTATACTTGGGAAGATCCTTTTGAGATAGTAGAAATTTTTGAAAATAAAATAGCAAAATTTGCAGGGGCTGAACACGCTATTGCGGTTGATTGCTGTAGTCACGGGTTATTCCTATGTCTAAAATACTTAAAAGCATCTGGCAATGTAACAATACCTAAACATACTTACGCTAGTGTTCCGATGCAGATTTTGCATACTGGTTGTAACGTAACATTTGATAATACGCAGTGGCAAAAACGATACAAGTTACATCCTTACCCAGTATGGGATGCAGCCGCTTTGTGGGAACCAAATATGTTTGTTGATGATTTTTCGGTAATATCATTTCAAATAAAAAAACCTATTCCAATCGGCCGGGGAGGAATGATTTTAACAAATGACGAAACTGCCAGTGATTGGTTGCGGCAATCCCGTTATGATGGTAGAAAAATTAAAGGCCAACAGAATAGTGAAAATATAAATTTGTTGGGATGGCATTACTATATGACACCCGAGGATGCAGCTCGTGGAATTTTGCTATTTGACGCATTACATTCCAGCACTAACATCCCTAGTTGGCAAAATTATGTAGATGTTTCATTAAACGATGTTTTTAAAAATGATTGTTGATTACGATTTAGTATCTGATAGACCGAATCCTTCAATTATGTACGCAGTGCCTCAGGGGAAAAGGTCAATAACTGAAATACTATCAAATTCTGACAGTATTGTTTTATGGGACCACCTGGGCGATAACTTGACTGGTACACTGACAGCAATTCAACAGATAGCAGCTAGTCGTCAAAATTATATACATGTGCATTGCCCTGTGATAAATTGGATCAACCCACAATTGTATGCTAGTTGTTCAAATTTAATATTCCACGATAACTATCTGCAACAAATCTACGATCTAGTGACACCTATGTTTGGATTTAATATTCATAGTCCGGTGAATTTTAAAAATTTTTTAGTATCGTTTAACGGATCGGACCATGTCTCTAGAAAATTGGTAGTGTCAGCTCTGCAACAGCAAGGATGGTTTAATCCTGAATATTCTACTAAAAATTTTGTAATGTCACCAGCTTCGATAGATGGGCATATCGACGATATTGTAAAAGATAAAAGTAGATTTTACCGTAAGTTTTTTGCAATAACTGATGACCAATTTAATGATTCTGTATGCAGCATGCAATATCGAAAAATTGGCCACCAGTTAAACTGTGAGATTCTCACCGATAGAATGGCAGAGAGCTTTGTGCACGTAGTGAGCGAAACAATGGCCACGTCGCAGTCTCCAATAATATCAGAGAAAATATTCTATAGTATTGTAAATCGGGGGCTTTTTGTTCCTTATGCAGGACTGCTGGCAGTTGAATATTTTTCTTCCGTACTGGGATTTAAACGATACGATACTCTTTTTGATTACAGGTTTGACAGCATTTCTAATCCTATTGAACGATTAGTTGAATTGCTTTCGATGTTGTCTAAATTTAGCAAACTAACCAAATTAGATTGGCATGATTTGTATTTGATGGAAATAGAAAATATCGAATATAACTATGATCATTTCTTTAGTGAAAATTTTGTAAAGCATTATTATTCAGTATGCGACAACATAATTAATAACAAAGACAACCCAAGTATAACATAAATTTTCTTTAAAGTACTAGTAGTAAGTGATGATTAAATGTAATTCACACTATATCATCAGTTAGTATACAATGATTTTAACCGTAAATTAGTTAGAGACTTTTGGCAATCCTGCGTAGATTTACATATAGACAAACATCAACATTGATAGTATAATATATTAACATTTTTAAAAAGGCAAATCATGGCAAAACCATTTGATATTTCAAAGTTCCGCAAGGACATCACAAAAAGCATTCAAGGACTAAGCATTGGATTTAACGATCCAACAGACTGGATCAGCACAGGCAACTATGCACTTAACTATCTGATCTCAGGTGACTTCAACAAAGGTATTCCACTGGGCAAAGTTACAGTATTTGCCGGCGAATCAGGTGCAGGCAAGAGCTACATCTGTTCAGGCAACATTGTAAAGAACGCACAAGAGCAAGATATATTTGTTATTCTTGTTGACACAGAAAACGCACTCGACGAAGCGTGGCTTCGCGCACTGGGTGTTGACACTAGCCCCGAAAAGTTGCTTAAACTCAACATGAGCATGATTGACGACGTTGCCAAAACAATTTCCACATTCATGACAGACTACAAAGCACTTCCAGAAGAAGAGCGCATGAAAGTGTTATTTGTAATTGACAGCTTGGGCATGTTGCTTACTCCGACTGATGTTAACCAGTTCGAAGCTGGCGACATGAAAGGCGACATGGGCCGTAAACCCAAAGCACTTACATCACTTGTGCGAAACTCTGTCAACATGTTTGGCAGTCATAACGTAGGCTTGGTTGCAACCAATCATACATATGCTAGTCAAGACATGTTTGATCCAGATGATAAGATCAGCGGCGGACAAGGTTTCATCTATGCATCCAGTATCGTGGTTGCAATGAAGAAAATGAAGCTGAAGGAAGATGAAGATGGCAACAAGGTTTCTGAAGTCAACGGTATCCGTGCAGGTTGTAAGGTAATGAAGACACGCTACGCAAAACCTTTTGAAGGCATGCAAGTTAAGATTCCATACTCAACTGGTATGAGTCCGCACAGTGGACTAGTTGATTTGGCAGAGAAAAAAGAAATTCTCAAGAGAGAAGGCAACAGTTTGGTATTTGTAACTGCTGATGGCGAAATTGTTAAAAAGTTTCGTAAAAAGTGGGAAGCAAACGAAGATGGTTGTTTGGACAAGTTAATGGCTTATTTTTCAGGATTGAAAGAACAAACAGCCGTGATTGAAGAAACGTTAGAAGAAACAACGGAGGAATAACAATGTCAGTAGAATTATCTAGCGAAATTTGGAACGAACTCAAACGATATATCAACACAGTTGATCGAGAAGAAGCCGCAGAAGTTTTAGTTTCTGTGCTAGTTGACAACGACGTTGATCCTGATGATATTCGAGACATGTACAAAGGCGACAAAGAAGTCAAAGTGGCACTAGCAGCCTACATCAAAGATCTCAGTGACGATCCTGATGAAGAAGAAGAATATGATGAAGATGACGACAACGAATCTGAGTATGAAGATTAATTATGTGGCTTAGCCGTGTTACAAACAATCTGGGAGAAATCCCAGATTTTATCGCTCATTATGAAAAAGAGCTTGAATCTGCACGACGTGATTGCAATATTGGCGGCCTAGTTGAAAAAAACATTTCAGCATTGCCGGGCATCACTGAACATAGATTTAATCAATTACAAGAAATTGAAGCAATATTAAATCATTTAAATATACAACTACGCAAGATTCGTCGTCGACATTTTCAAAAGTATTTAGAAGGATACGCCCGTGCATTGTCCAGCAGAGATGCAGAAAAATACGTAGACGGTGAAGACGAAGTAGTAGACTTTGAAACTATTATTAACGAAGTAGCGTTCCTTAGAAATCGATTCCTGGGAATTATGAAAGCAATGGAAAGTAAAAACTTCATGTTAGGTCATGTTGTTAGATTACGGGCTGCTGGTATGGAAGATATACAACTATGAGTTTTAGAAACGACGAAGAGCGGCACGAACACAGTTTACAAACTCTCAACACGCTATTTGAGTATGATGACTTTATGGAAAGCATTGGATCATTGGTTGATCTTGGGTGCGGTGCCGGAGCAGATCTAGAATGGTGGGCAACCAGAACCACTCGCGATGATGCGCCTATCCCGTTGAACATTCGCTGTACAGGAATTGATATTGCTGACGCACCGTCAAGGTTTAAAAAGTATCCCAATGTCACACATCAGAAGTTTGATTTTGAAAAAGTCAACGAGTTATCATTAAAATCAAAGTTTGATGTGCTGTGGTGTCATGACGCTTTTCAGTACTGTGTCAATCCACTTGACACACTGGCCAAGTGGAATGGCATTGCCGAAGATGGTGGTATGTTGGTAATTGTAGTTCCGCAGACCACATTCATGAACATACGTCAGTTATCGTTTGTGCAGCCCAGCGGATGTTTCTATCATCACACTGTGGTCAGTTTGATGCACATGTTGGCAGTAAATGGATGGGACTGTAATTCTGGATTCTTTTTAAAACGCCCCGACGATGAATTTATCCATGTAATTGCGTACAAAAGCACACATGCACCGATGAATCCAAAAACCACTACATGGCACGAGTTGGTTGAAAAAGACTTATTGCCGGAAACAGCAGTGGCCAGCATACAACATCACAGTATGGTACGACAGCAGGATCTAGTCTTGCAATGGATTGACAAAAGTCTATCTGTTATGGGACACCATTAACCGCTCGAGTGGTAGACCAGTGGCAATTTCGTCTGTGTACCATTCGGTGTGTGCCAATTGTTCTAACCATTGAGCACGGTCCGGTCTTAGCGGATTGTTTATTGTAGACAAATCCAAGTTACCAACAGGTGCTGCCAAACTAGACGCATCAACAAACGCCGGGACACCTGCTAATATTGCTTGTGATCCCGGTCCGCTGTTGTAGTTGACCACTGCCCACGCTGTTTTTAAACTACGATCATAATCAAAGTTATCGTAAGTTCCTTGTACAGGCCTTGGCATTTCTATAACACATCCTGGAACGTCGCCTATGCGCTGTCGCGGATGCGGGCGTATAACAATAGGCTTGTCTGTGTATTCTCTAATCTTACGAGCAGTTTCTGTTAGCCAAGCAACAGTAGGAGGTTGCCCTGCCCATTGCTCGCTGTTAGATCGCTGGGCAGCAATAACAATATTGTATCCATTTGTGATCCACGGCTTGGCCTCTAGACGCAACTGATCTGCCCGCCCTGGGATCAAATCTTTTCCATAATACGCTGTACTCCCGGTTCCGTTCAGTCCCAGTTTCCAAGTACTGCCACGGCGCAACATTCCCACTTCTGCTACTATAACAGACCTTCCGCTTGACCTAAATGCTTGCCACACTTCGCGATTGTGTCGCATACGGCCGTGCCACAGTTGACTCCAGATAACAGCAACGTCAGCCGAACTGTCCATGTTGTTGTGTTTGACACCAATCTGGTCCAGACCTGTTCTTATGGCTTCAAAAACAGGTGAACTGTTAAGTGCACCATATTGGTCAAAAATACTTACTCTCATAATATACCTAGTTAAATATACACTTAGTTATAAGGAAAACAATGAGTCGGAAATTCTCTGTGGTTACCACATTCAATGCGCATGGATACAACCAGTATGGCAAAAGAATGATCAACACATTTTTACAAAACTGGCCTGCCGAAGTTGACTTATTGGTTTACGCAGAAGATTGCACAGTGGTAGAATCTGCATCCAATTTAAAAGTGTTGGACTTGCACAAAGAAAGTCCTGCATTGGTAGCGTTTAAAGAAAAATGGAACAACGTTCCCAAAGCCAATGGCATTATATCAGCGGATCCAGTAAGAAGCCAACGCAAGGATGCTGGCAAAAGTTTTAAATGGAATGCCATACGTTTTGCTCACAAAGTCTATTCAATCTTTGCTGCAAAAATAGCACACACTGATTGGTTGTTGTGGATGGATGCAGATACTGTATGCCATAGTCCTGTTACACTTGCACGATTAAATGAGCTATGTCCGCTGGACAAAGAACTTTGCTTTTTAGGTCGTCGTGGCAAGTATACCGAGTGTGGATTGTATGCAATGAATTTACGTTCTACAAATGTGTCGGATTTTCTTAAGAAATTTCAACATGTGTACGACGATGCAGAAAACGGTATATTCACAATGAAAGAATGGCATGACAGCTTTGTATTTGATGTTGTACGCAAATCAATACCGCTGGCGGAACACGACTGGAGCGGGCATTTGATACAGGGCGAAGGCCATCCACTTATAAATTCAGAATGGGGTGCTTACTTGGATCATCTCAAAGGCGGTAGAAAAGCACAAGGTCGTAGTAAAGATCGAGACTTGCTAGTGCCTAGAACAGAAGCGTATTGGAAACAACAATGAGAACATTTGCAGCAGTAACAACAATGAACAAAGCCTATTATGACTTGATAGGGCACAAAATGGTACAATCATTTATCAAGTATTGGCCAAAGTCTGTAACATTGTATGTAATGACAGAAGGATTTGATATTCCAGACCGGGCCGACAACTTGGTCAGTATGGATATCTACGAAACTTGCAACCCGCAACTACAGAATTTTTTAGATTGGCG